CTGCTAAACACGATAAAGAAGGCGAAGTCGGCTAAGGCCACGACGTCTTCAGGCAAACCTTTTGAAGAGACTGCCGACGGATACTTGAGGAATACTTCTAGGGGTGCGAAGAGAGTAAGTACGTTTCTGATTCGGCCTAAACTACTGTTAGACGGTTCGGAGTTTGGAGCTGAGGACGCCATTATGGGTGACGTCTTTGCTTCTGGCTTTCTGTGGGAAGGCATTACCTTCTCGCGAAGTGCTTTCACGAGTCTCAGTAAGATGGATCGTGAAACACCAATAGCTGCATGGCAGTGGTTAGGTCGTGATGACGATGTACGAGCTCTACTTCCGTATCTCATGGATAAACTTCAAGAAGCCGGCTTTCCTAAAGTGGCTGCAACGCCTACGTTAGGACTTCATAAACTAAAGGATGCTTACTACTTTTTAGGTACGGAGGATGTGCTCAGCGCCGAAAGGCATTGGGAAGGATTCGAAGGGCCTATTGCATGGTTACCTTCTAAGAAGGAACATCCTGAACTGGATCTTACGCCAGAGTGCTCAAAGAAGGATCTTAAGAGACTCGGCGAGGAAGTGCCTTTGCTGAACAAGCCAGATGTATTATGGCCTATGTTGGGATGGTACGCTGCAGCACCTCTCAAGCCGTGGTTCGAAGAGAATGGATATCGATTCCCAGTACTTAACGTCGTTGGTACTAAAGGGTCTGGTAAGACTACGTTGATACAGAGAGTGTTCATGCCTCTGTTCGGCCAGACGGATCCTAAATCATACGACGCAGGAACGACTCGTTTTGTAACGCTAGCACTGTTAGGTTCATCTAACGCTGTGCCAATAGCCTTCAGCGAATTCCGTTTCGATGCTGTAGAGAAATTTATACGTTTTATATTACTCGCATACGATACTGGGCATGATCCAAGAGGACGTGGAGATCAGACAACTGTAGATTATCCACTATCGGCTCCATTCTCTGTCGACGGAGAAGATCTAGTCGACGATCCAGCAGCAAGAGAGCGTATCGTGGTAGCTCGTCTCGATCCAACAACAATTGAAGAAGGAGGTGTAGCATATAGAACATACAAAGGACTTTTCGACTCTATGCCTAGTGGCTTTGGTGGCTACTACATACAGAACGTGTTAGAGAGAGTTGCGGATGGCCGTGCGTCAAAGATCTTGGAACGTGCACGCGATATGGTGTTCGAAAAGTTTCCTGGTAAGCTGCCTGATAGAGTACGTAACAATCATATAGTCGCTTACGTAGGAATACTTTTGTGGACTGAAATCGTAGGAATTGCACACCCCCCTCCAGATGTTTTAGAGGGAAGCATTTCATGCGTCTTTGATATCAAGGCCGGAAGATCTCGAACGCTAGCGGATTCTATGGTAGAAGATGTTGTGAACGCCGCTTCACAAGGTTCAACTTCCTACCGTTGGAAGTACGATCCAGCAGACGGTGTGCTATGGTTTCAATTATCGTCAGCACACACATGGTGGATGGCCTCTCGACGGAGGCAAGGAAGAAGCGCCTTGGAAAGGGACGCAATCAAGTATCAACTTACAGAGTCCTCGTATGCACGTCAGCCACAAGTTATGGCAGATACATGGATGTACGGAATACACTTAAAAGAAGCCCAAGATGCAGGATTAGATATCCCAAGTGCATTGAAGGTCAACGAAGTAACATTTAAGTTTGGAGGTTAAATGGAACACGCATTAGTACTGTTTTCAGGAGGCTTAGATTCGACAACTCTGATCATGAAGCCAATCGAAGCAGGATACGAACGTATCACATTACTATCAGTAGACTATGGTAGTCGTCATGCACACGCAGAGTTACCTGCAGCAAAACGCGTCTTCGAGTGGTACCATGAGATATACTCTCACGTACAATGGACGTACTTGCAGTACAATATACCTCGTATATTGTTTGCAGGAGGGTCGTCCTCATTAATGGAAGATGTCGAAGTGCCTGATGGGAGATACTTAGATCCAGGGACGGAAGGTCCTACAAATACAGAAGTACCGTTTCGTAACGCGAACTTACTGTCGATAGCTACAACGTACGCAATGAAGTACAAAGCTAAGACTGTGTATGCAGGTATGCACGCATCTGATCATGAGAAGTGGGCATACCCAGACTGCAGTCCTGAATTCTTGGGTGCAATGTCGAACGCTATTTATGTAGGTACAATGCATCGTGTACGTTTAGTCACTCCGTTCGTTTGGATGACTAAAGCAGAGATTGCATGTTATGGAGCCAATCTTGGTGCACCACTCGAAAAGACTTGGTCTTGTTATAGAGGAGGTGATTTTCATTGTGGCACATGTCCTACTTGCCTAGAACGACACGAAGCCATGTCAGCTGCATATGGCGTGGATCCTACAAAATACATGGTGCAGGATGGATGAGAACTTTGATCACGAACTAGTCGTTTATGACTCGACTGAAAACAAATTGTACACTACGATCGTGAACAGACGTGAACGACTTACGTCAACGTCACGATTCATCATGCAACTAGGAAGCTACTTTAGCTTCGTAGCCTGCATGTGGTTAGTAATCACAACTCGAGATATGTGGTTCGTATGGGGCATGATAGCGTTCTTTGTTCTATCGATAGTGAACGCTCAAGTGTTGAACTACAGAGTTATCTTGAGCATGGTAGGAATACGGAAGGAGGATCCGAATAATGTGGACGATCTCTCGGACCTATAATTTCGCTTCCGCACATCGTCTTGAAGGACATCCAAAGTGTGGCAGACTTCATGGCCACAATTATCAGCTTGAGGTCTTTCTAAGTACTCGAAACATCGGACGTGAACGTTGGGTAATGGACTATGCCCAGATGGACGCTATCATCAAACCAATTGTTGAGGAGCTTGACCATCGATACATAGTCTCGTCGGAGAATTTACGTGCTAAATGTCCTTATGCTGAACTAGCTTTGGAACGAGAAGAAGCAGTACGTATTAGAGTAGAGAGGTCTACAGTAGAAAACATGAGCGAATGGTTCTTTATGGAGATCCGGAACGCTTTAGTACTACTGGACTTGACTGATATGAAGGTAAGGATTGACATCAGAGAGTCACTAAAATCTACTTGCACGTACACTGCGGATTAAGGAGGACAGCGTGAGGAAAACAGAACTTGCTTACTTAGCCGGATTTTTTGATGGCGAAGGCTCTATCTCTCTAAGTCTGCAACAAGGTAAGTATGTACGTATAGAAGTATCGTGTTCGCAGAATACAGTGGATGTGCTATGGATGTACGTACGTGCTTTCAAAGGGAACGTATACGAAAGCAACAGATGTTATCAGTGGAAGACGTACGGACAGCAAGCAGTGAACTTTCTTCACGCTGTTGCTCCCTTTCTAATAGTGAAACGTCTTGATGCTGAGGAGACGATAGATGCTTGGAAGAATAGGACAGACACTGTATTCGTTACCGAAACGATACAGCGTAGGAGGATTAGACAAGATGAACTCAAAAAGTTCCACGATGAACACTCAGGAGCTTCTCAAAGTTAGAGGTCACACATACGGAGAAACGTGGAAGCTCGCAGGTATGGTGATTGGGCTACTGCGTGAGCAGTACGCAGCCTTTGTGAAGATGGCTCCTTGGATGGTATATGCGTGGGTACAGATACTCGGCAAGTTAATTCGTATCTTATACTCGCCGTATAACATTGATACCTGGAATGACATAATTGGTTATGCCACTCTAGTTACAGAAGAGATCGAGAAGGATTGAAAATGAACACAGTAACGTACGGAGTGAATGAGATCTTCAACAGTGTGCAAGGTGAAGGATTCTGGACAGGCATTCCAGCTACCTTCGTACGCTTGCAAGGGTGCTCCGTTGGATGTCCCTGGTGTGATAGTGGACCTATGGCTGACGAGCTCTTTGGACGTCGAACGAATGGTCTTACTAGAAGTACTTGGGGTAAAGGTGGAACGCTTATGACGGCAGAAGAGATTGCAGAGCAAGTAACTTTTCCACACGTTGTAATTACAGGTGGAGAGCCTACTCTTTACAATCTTGATGAACTCATACTCGAGCTCATGTTACATAAGCTACCTGCACTGATACAACTCGAGACTAGCGGACAGCAATGGCTGAAAGGTGACGTACCTCCTAGCTGGATAACTTGGTCACCTAAAGAGAACCTTGACTGGGATGCACCTGAAGAGTACTATCAGTTTGCCGATGAAGTGAAGTTTGTAGTCGATGCTAATCT